AAGGATGAGGTTAAATACGATGTGAAGACATTCCCCATGAGGGCCATCTTTTACACAAAGGCATCAGACATTGAAAAGATGATTGAGAACAAAGAGGTTCCCCTTCATGAGTACCTTAACAGAAAGAATGACGACCAGGGAAACGCAAAGAGCAGTTATGTGATCGATGTCAGACGCTTTAACATGATATACTATTCAGGAAAAGGATTCAGGTTGAAAATCTGAGAAAAAAAAATTCCCCAGAAATTTTTTGAAAAAATGATTCCCCACAGAACAAGGGTCGATTTTCCAGAAAAAAGTACCCCCAGAAATTTTTTTCAGAAATACTTCATTTAGATATTTGAGCCCCCCTTTGCCCCCCATAAACGGGGGGTAGGGAGGGGGATACGGGAGGGGGGAGGGTGTACCACCCCCTATACTGCTATTTTCTTTTAATGTGCAAGTTTATATAAAACAAAGTTATCCACACTTGTGATGTGGATAACATTATTTGTTTATGTGGTTAAAGGTTATCCGAAGATAACCTTTTCCCCACACTTGATATTCTCAATACCCTCAACCTTGATAGTACGGATAACAATATCATTATCCAAACCTTGATTGATTGCCTTGCTTGGCTTTTGTTTGAACTGCTTGATAACCTCAACTTGTTCAGCGTTTGCCTCAACCCCGTCAACGAAGTATTTAAGCGTTTTAGAAGTGTTACAAGCGAACTTTAAGTACTCACACGATAGGTCGCTTTTCTTTGCTACGATAGAGCCGTTAAAGCCGTCATTTACGGGCGTAAACCAATTTTCTTTGGCTACGAAGTCAGCCTCTTTACCCTCACGAATACGGGCGTTATTCACCATATTTTGATAGTTAGCGTTTAACAACATATTGTAGTCAACTAACTTGGTGATAACGGCACTACGCAAAGGGTTGCCCGTCTTTAACATTTTTTGTTCAACCACTGCTAATACTTGGGCGAACTTTGCACTGCCTCCGTCATTGATAAGGCTTGCGATTACTTGTGATTTTTTGTTTTGCATATCTGTTTGTTTTGATTTGATGATACAAATGTAGGTGTAATTTTTTTAACCCGCAAATTTTAACGCAAATTTTTTTATCTTTTTTTTTGTTTAACTTTTCGGGCAAAACATTAAACACAAAAAGTATCGTGTAGGTTGGAGTATACTCTCCCGACTTGTTCAGCCCGCCCGTTGTCTTTAACAACAATACAAAGGTAAATGAAATAAATTTAACTTGCAAACTTTAACACAAATTTCTTTGTTTTTTTTTTGACTCATTTTAAGCCGTTTTAAGACACTCTAACAACTAAACCATACGAACATATACCTTTGTTCCTTTCGTTTAATCTGAGCATAAAAAAAGGGGCGATTTGCCCCTTTCTTTGTTTCTTGTTTACCTTACCAAACCAAAACCGCTGGGTCTTCCGTTTGGGCGATTTGTTCCGCCTTTGTTTTTAACTCGGTCATTTGAGCGATTAAAACCTCATAGGTCGGTCTTTGATTTGTTTTGTAACCCAAAATTCGTTTGGCACAATCCCTCGCTGAAATTCGGCTCATTTTCATTCCTGTTTTTTTCTCGAACTCTAAGCCGCGAAGGCATACTACGATTTGAAAAAGTGATGTTGTTGTCATTGTTTGTTTGTTTTGATAGTTCAAAGATAAACGAAATAAATTTAACTTGCAAATTTTAACATAAAAAAAAGGGGAATTTCTTCCCCTTTCTTTGTTTCTTGTTTACCTTAAAAATTTCTTCCCGAAATTTTATATTTGTCTTCTTTTGGATTACCCCAAAACCAATTGTTAAGTTTACGAACTATAACTATTGATAGCCAAATGGTAAGAAAAAATATGGGCAATCCGATAATAAAGAAATCTTTCATAGGTTTGTTTGTTTTGTTGATATAAAGATAAGTTAAATTTATTTCATTTGCAAGTTTTAACATAAAAAAAGGGGAATTTCTTCCCCTTTGTTTGCATTAGCACTTTTGTTTACATTAGCACAGCCATGATTAACAAAGCACCGCAAAAAAGCGTTAAGACGAATAGAATACTCATTGTTTATTTTGATTTGTTGATACAAAGATAAGTTAAATTTATTTCATTTGCAAGTTTTAACATAAAAAAAAGGGAACTTTTTTTGTTCCCTCTCTTTTGATCCACAACCCTATTCTTTTAATATGAACAACCTTTTGATTTAACAAAGGGAATAAAAACCCCGAAGTTTGCACTAACTTGTTTTTGTGTGTTTATATCAACCCTAACCCAACCAACATAATAGTTAAGATACAAACCCCCAACCAAAGTGTTTATGTTTTTGCGACAACTTAAAACGCTGAACTCCCCGACACTTGTTTTTGTGTAGTTTGTGTATGTTTCTCTTTGATTAAAGTTTAACCCTGCGTGAACCCCAACCCGAACTGCGTTATCATTGTTCAACACTTTACCAACCAACAACTTTGTGTTTGTTTCTTTTGTTGATATGTTTCTAACCTCGTAATTGTTGTATTGTGGGTGTTGTTCGGGTGCAACATAATCATATTGAAACAAAGGTGCTTGTTCCCCTTGTTTAATACAACCATAAGAAACTGAACCATAGTAACCCCAATTGTTTGCGTCAACCCCCAGGGTTATATCGTTTAACTTTGTGTTTGTTCCTACCAACATTTGTCCGTTTGCAACCATTGAAGAAACTCCGAGTGCGATTGAGAAAATTAACTTTTTCATTTGTTTTGTTTGATTTGATAACACAAAGATATGTTAAATTTATTTCATTTGCAAATTTTAACATAAAAAAAGGGGACTTTTTTGTCCCCCTTTTTTGTTCGGTTAATCTAACTTGTTGCTGACAAACGAACCGATAGCAACAAGAATTAAAGCTATTAATAGTCCCATAGTTTTTTATATGTTATTTGTTTGACAAAACCTATCAAAATAGGCTTCTTCTTGGGCTTGAACATAACGAGATTCATCCGTTATTGTTTCACTTGGGGAATAACTTGGGTGGTACGCTAATTTACGATTTACATCATAAACAATTGTGTCCCCCTTTTGTAGTCTTTTACCACTTGCGGCACATTTGCTACTGAATTTGGCTACGATTATTTTTAACATTGTTTGTTTGTTTTGATAGTTCAAAGATAAACGAAATAAATTTAACTTGCAAATTTTAACATAAAAAAAGGGTAAATTTCTTTACCCCCTTTTCAAACATTATGAACAACAAATTTATTTTATCTTTTCCGCGAAATAGTTTACAACATCGGGAATGTGTTTTTTGTAGTACGGCTGATTTTCCATGCACCACTTTTTAACCTCTTCTTTTGTTGTGAAACCTTTGTTACCCCAACTTGAAGCGTTTGATTGAATTTGATTGAATGTTGGCTCCAAGTCGTTGATGAAGTCGCGAACTGTCCAACCCTCCCAAATGTGTTTGTCTAAATTTACTTTTGCCATTGTTTGTTTGATTTGTTGATGCAAAGATAAATGAAATAAATTTAACTTGCAAATAAAAAGGGGAATTTCTTCCCCTTTCTTTTTTTAGTTATAAGCATCGCAAGTGTGGTGCTTGTGTCTTTCAGGTTTAATCGGTGCATAGTGTGTTTTGTACGCATCGCACTGAACATACTTTGTGCGTTTTTTATGTTTCTTTAACTTGATACCATCGTTTGCAAAACTTGTTCCCGTTGCCATAACTGAAACCAACAATAAAATAAATAACTTTTTCATAGGGTTTGTTTTTGATTATGATGTAAAAGTATATAGATTAAATTTAATGTGCAAATTTTTTGCAAAAAAAAAGGAAGAAATTTCTTTCTTCCAATTTTCGTATCAAATCAAACTTAATCTTTCGTTACTTGCATTGTCTTTTCAAGCAACAATATTCGTGGTACAATGTACTCAACATATTCGGGTGTAAGTTGTTTGTTGTATATCTCCATAACAAAATCAACCGAAGGTGTTGCACCATAGAATGTTCCCAGCAAAACATTTGTTTCTTTGTGTCTTATCTCGGTGTAACTTTCCTTTGTGGTTTTCGCCACTTTAATATCAAAGACACAACAAAATTCGGGGTCGGACTGCAAAGCGTTTAGTTTGGCTATATCCGTTTCGTTTGTGTAGTGAACCTCCAAAACAAGTTTGGGCTCTTTCGGGTTTGTACTCGCTTTAACTCCAACAAAGGTAGTTAAGCAAATGAGTGTTAAAAGTATTTGTTTCATACTACAAATATAAACATTTTATTTTTAATATGCAAATTAAACTCTCCCCTCAATGATTGCCGCGAACCAAAGTGATGCGTAAAGAAACGCAGACATAAAAATCATAAAGGCGACTGAACCATAAAACTCTTTCGGATCTTCCTTGCGAAAATCATTCAGCGTGATGAACATTTCTTTAATATCTTTCATTGTTTGTTTGTTTTTGTTGATACAAAGATAAGTGAAATAAATTTAACTTGCAAATTTTAATTCAAAAAAAGGGGAAATTTCTTTCCCCAATTAAATGCATTTTGCCTTTTTCTGTTTATTGACGGATTACAAAAGACAAACGTCATCCGTTCTCACCCACCTTATAAATCCTTCCCGTGCACGAAACAAGAAACTGGGGCGGGATTGTTTCTACTTGTTATTTAATACAAAGATAAACGAAATAAATTTAATGTGCAAATTTTTTACCAAGTGAAATCATTTTTATTCGCATTCAAAGAAAGGAATAAAATGAATAGAAACAATAAACCTGTTCCGAAGAAGAATGCAAACTCTTCGTTCTTGATGTAACCCTTTGATTGCAGGGCAAGTCCAACGCTTACTCCAATGGTTATCAAACCAAGGATTGAAAGCACGAATGGGATAACTTTAACTTTTTTCATATTTTTTTGTTTTGATAGTTCAAAGATAAACGAAATAAATTTAACTTGCAAACTTTTGTTTAAGTTTTTTTCGGTTATATGTTTTACCCGAAGGTTTGCTCCTTGTTATCATATTCCTACGAATGATTTGAGCAATGTGTCTTTCTGACAAACCTTGTTTCCAATCTTGTGTTTCGTTTTTCATAACACAAAGATAAATGAAATAAATTTAATGTGCAAATTTTATTCTGCAAAATTATCTTTACCACATTCAGGACAAACTTTTTCCTCATACAAAGTATGGTCTTGTGGATTATGTTCGTTGTCAACCATTACCGATTTCAACTCATCCTTACCACCAATCCAACCACAATTTTCGCAATAAAGGTCGTATTCAATTTCAATAACCTCATCAAAAATTTCCTTGTATTCAGTAACCAATTCTTTATCGGTGAAATTCGCATACCCTTTCATCCCGTATTCAAATATACTGGCAACATAACTATTGTCACCTCGTTCGTGTTCCGATATGATTGTGTTGATGTCGTTATCTACCAACTTGTCTATGATTTCCTGTCTTTTCATAACTTAAAAGTTTTTCTTATATTGTACTCATCGCCAACCTTGTTTAACTATTACGTTCTTTCTACCTTGCTTTCGCCATATTTTAGTTATATCGTTGTTTACAAATCACCCAAATGCTATAAAGAATAAGTGGTGAAAAAAGAATTAATTGCCCCAAACAAACCATTCTTTGTCTTGCTGTTAATCTTTTCATAGTTTAAAGATAAGTTAAATAAATTTAACTTGCAAACTTTGTTTCAATTTTTTTATCCCCAACAAAGTTATACCCAGAGTTAAACCACCATAGGGCCAAACGGATTGACCAGTAAATGCTTCGTTTTTGTTTCCTTCCATTCAGATAGCATTCCCACGCTTTCCGAATTCTAAACTTGTTTATTCGCATAATTCAACCTCAATGATTTCACAATAGTTTTCCAACTCGTCTAACGGAATTCTACCATAGTTCGTTGATGAATAGTAACCTTGAAACTCGTAACGCTTCTTCCATTCAGTTAAGGCGTTCTTTGCTTCCTCAACACTATTGTAAGTGTCGCTGAAATGAATGCTAAACCCATCGGGACTTAACACATCGTATTGCTTGTTTGATTTCATAGTTCAAAGATAAGTGAAATAAATTTAACTTGCAAATTTTAATACAAAAAAAAGGGGCAGATTTCTCCGCCCACCTTTTTCAAATATGAAAACAAATCAAGTTCTATGAAAAGTAAGGTTGTATAACCTCTTTGTCGCTCAAATTAGCTCTCATCTTTGCATACGCTTCCGCTTCTTTATCATCTTTGTTATAGATGAAATCAACATTGCTTGAAGCGATTGCAAATTGTCCGTTCGCAATACCCCAAAAGTAATAACGAACATTGTCATTCACATCAACTGCATTCAATGCCCTCTCGCAAACCTCGTTCAGTTCGGGGAATAACTTAACGCTTCCCGTGATACTTGAAACGATTGCAAGTTTCATACTGCCGTTGGCGAATTCATCAGCTACCTTGTTCTCACCAATGTTTCTTAAACCCTCAATAAGGATTTGTTTGTAGCTACCCGAAGGTGCTTTTGGAAATGGATTGTTCATATCGTTTTGTTTTTTGATACAGCAAAGATAAGTGTAATAAATTTAACTCGCAAGTATTTTTTTAATTTCTTTTAATCGATCCAAAACTTTATCCATTTCTTTTGAAATCTTTGTGTGGGTTCTATGTTTGCTATTAGGTTCCCACAACTCGGACAAAGTTTTATATCGTTCTTTGAGCCGTATCTCCTCAACAATCAATACCGAATGTTCCATTGTTAATTCAGTATTGATTGGTAAGGGATTGGAAATTCCAAGAAAGGTGCGGACAACCATTTGTCAATTTTGATTGTCTTGTCGGTAATCTTTTCCTTTCGGTAAACCTTTACGCAAGTTTCCAAGTTTTCATCAGCGAATATGGTTTCGGTGCTTTCATCATCATTTGTGCGAAATACCTCGTACCAAGTTTTTGTGTTTTCCATTTTTTCTTTTTCCTAATTTTGTGAGTGCAAAGGTATATATAATAAATTTAACTCACAAGTTTTCAACACATTTTTACCAAGTTTTTGGATATTTGTCCAATGTTTCTTGCGGATATAAAACTTCGTTTCCGTTGTTCAAAACATCTTCCCACCAACGAATACCAATCTGCAATCGTGGTACTGCGAACTTCATAACATCTTCATCGTGGACACGAAAGAACAAATCGTTTCTTCCACCTGTTCCCTCTTCGCCAGGTGTTGGCAAAGTTAAAACTTCTTCGCAATAAACTCCGCGAACATTAAACTCTTCTTTGAGCCAATTTTCAAAATCTTTGGCACAACTCTTTCCAACAATTGTTCCGTGCCAAACACATACTTGATTAAAATTTTCCATTTGTTTTGTTTTTGATATAACAAAAATAAATGAAATAAATTTAATGTGCAAATAAAAAGGGGAATTTCTTCCCCTTTCTTATCCACAATTAGCGGTCAAAATATGTTTCTTTGATACCTTGTTTCTTTTCCATTGACTGCGACATAAGGTACATTGTTTCCCCCATTGGTTTATCGTGGTGAGAAATAACAACTTCAATGATACCCTTGTTGTCGGTCGGGTGAAACAACATTGTAAACTCCCCAGTGTTCGGTGCAAGTTTACGGATTAAAGTTTCTGCACTATCCGTTTCAAATTCGGTGTACCCTGCAACATTTCTCCAAGTCAAAGAAAGTCCGTAACAAAAGAATTTCTTTGTACGCATTTTCTTCATCATTGTTTTTACTTCGTACACAAAATCTTCCCAATAGATTTGTGCTTCCATTTCATCTTCAACTTCGGGCATATCCCAACCCGCTAAAATTCTTTTTGTTTCTTTGATTAAAGTTTCCATTTGCTTGTTTGTTTTTGTTGATACAAATATAAATGAAATAAATTTAACTTGCAAATTTTAACACAAAAAAAAAGGGCGGATTTCTCCACCCCTTTTTTCAATCGGAAAGAATTAAAGTTTATAGAATGTTATGACACACTTATTTTTTTTGTTGTCAATATCGGGTGCTGAACTATTATATTTACTACCCTTTGGTTGCCACCTTTCATAATAATAGTTTATGTAGTTTTTAACCAACTCAATATCACTTTCTGCCAAATGCTTTGTGAATGTAGCAACTAATGTTCCGTTACTTGCGTTCCTTGAAATTGTCATTTCTTCGGAAATGTTTGTTGGCAAAGTAAGTTTGTTTTGTGCTAACTTTGAGCAAGTTTCAAGGGTGTCAACAACATCAACCTTGTTGGTTGTTTGTGCTTTTGCGGTTGTTACTCCGAACAACACAACTGCGATAAAGAATACTTTTTTCATCTTGTTTATTTTTGATTATGATACAAAGATAAATGAAATAAATTTAACTTGCAAATTTTACCTCAAAAATCTTCGGTTGAAAAATCAATGTTAAGTTCGCTAACCATTTGTATTGTTTCAAACTCCGTTTTAAGTTCATTAACTTCTTCGTTGATAAGACACATCTCAAAGTCCAGTGCGTGTACTTTCATAAGACAAAGAATAGGGTGTATGTGCCCGTTCTCCAACTTAAACATCAATGTTGTTTTCTCACCCAAAATTTCTGTTGCTCGGTCATTAAACTTAACCAACTTACTCTTTAGCTCCATTAAACGAATGTCCGTTTGCTTGATTGCCATTTTGTTTGTTTTTGTTGATACAAAGATAAATGAAATAAATTTAACTTGCAAATTTCAGGGATCTAAGTTATCCACATTGTTATAAACAAAAAAGGGTGGGGATTTCCCCCACCCAATCATCAAATAAACAAACAAGCAATTTAACAAATCAATGATACTTCCATACTTTGAAGTTTTTTGATAAACTTCTCTTCATCGGTATCAACCATAAGTTTAATTGTTGGATTGATACTTTGGGCATAACCCCATTTTTGTTTTACCGCCTCAAAGTAATTTCTTGCGGTTTTCAGTTGCAAAAAGTTGTTACAACTGCTCAACACTTTGAATGCCCTTTCTCGGTCATCGTGGTAATCTTTTGCGAAGTCGGTTACTTTTAACATATTTGTTTGTTTTTGTTGATACAAAGATATGTGTAATAAATTTAACTCGCAAGTTTTTTAGTTAAATTGTGCAGCCCATCGGTCGCAAGTGGCTTTGTCCACCCAAATAACCATTGCTTCCAATTCTTCTTTTGTTGTGATTGGCTCGGTGCTTTCGCCATCATCATCAGTACCTTGTAAGATAGCGTTTCCTACAATAGGGTATTGCCAGTCCGCCATCATAAACCCACCATCAAACGGATGATACAACCCCTCATCATCGGTGTAGATTGTGTCGTTGTTCTCGAATGTTACAGGACAAGCGAAGGTTTCGCAACCATTACCAATAGCAGGTGCAATGTCTTTCCAATCGTTGATTTCAATTTCTTCGATTTTGCGGTCAGCGGTGTTAATCTTAAATGCTTTCATATCGTTTCGTTTTGTTGATACAAAGATAAATGTAATTTATTTAACCTGCAAATTTTCATTCAATTTATTTGCAAAGTTTTCAGCACTTTGTTTATCGTGAAACCAATAGTTAGCCAAGTCCTTACCTCTATAAGGTTTTAAGGTTTTGTGGCTTACCACTTGCCCTCGTTCGTTGGTAACATAATAGTATGTCGCACACATAGGCATACCACTCGGTGTGCTTTTACCCTTACGGGGTATGTATTGATTTGATTGTACTTGAAACATAATGCAAATATAAGTATAATAAATTTAACTCGCAAATGGTTTCCAACTTAATGGTTCATCGGTTGAAAGGTCGCAAGCAATTTCAATGTTGTTTAAGTGTGTCCAACACTCGTCAGCCATTCCCGTTGGTTGCTCAAATTGTTTTGCCAACCCGTTCTCATAGATAAACTTTCGGATAACATCCAAGTCATCTTTAACCATTGCAAGGCGGTGCTTTAATTGATCGATTTCGTTTTCCATATCACAAAGATAAACGAAATAAATTTAATGTGCAAATTAATCAACAACTCCGTTCCCGTAGTAAAGGTCAAACGATTTCTTTTTATAGTCATCGGACTTTAACCACGCTTGGTACTTTTGTTCCCACTCGTTGTCTTGAAACTTGTAATAACTCCCGTTGCAATATCTTAAACGATTATTCAGTTTATAGAATTGTTCAAACAAACCTATCTCGGTTATGTCCGCAATTTCCTTTGTACTGGTGATAACCGATGTCTTATCAAGGTAACAAAAACCCGTTTCGGTTACAACCGTTTCGTTTCTTGGGTTCCAATAGTTCAATGTCGCTTTGTGCATATCGTTTGATTTCTTGATACAAAGATAAGTGTAGTTTTTTTAACTTGCAAATTTTATTTCAAAATAATACCATCAACAATCAACACTCGGTCATACTTTAAAATCTTAATATCAGCCAATAGTTTAGTTGTTTTACGAAGATACTCCGCTTCAGTCATATTAGAATACTCCAATTCATTTTCAATCTTACTTAACTTATTTTGACTTCTTTCGGCTTTTTTAACCATTTCGTGGTAAAGTTCGGAAAGGGTTTCCTTTGTGTCGCTTGGACTACCTGCGATAATATCTGTTTGTTGGTGGCGAACGCTTGAATAGTCGGTGTCATAAACTCCAACGCAGGTGTAGTCTGTTTTTAATCCGATTAATAACATATTGTTTGTTTGTTTTGTTGATACAAAGATAAACAAAATAAATTTAACTTGCAAACTTTATCACAAAAAAAAGATAAAAAAAACTTACATTAAAGTTTGCACATTAAAAAAAATACATTTACCTTTGTATTGTCCAATTAAGGAAGGGCGGGCACTCAAAAGGTGGCTGGGGTGTTCTAAGGGAACCTGCCCTTTACTCTCGTATTATGTTAAATAAAAAAAAAGGGGATTGCTCCCCTTTTCTTGTTTCGGCTTTCTCGCTTACTTGAAAGCGATTACATTCTTGTTGGCTCTCACTTCCTTAATGCCCTCAATCTTGATTGTGCGGAAGATTACTTCATCTGCAACACCTTGATTTGCGGCACTTGAAACTCGCTTAAAGTTCTTGATGATTTCCACTTCTTCTGCGGTGGCTTCTTTGCCATCAACAAAGTATTGCAACACTTCTGCACTTTCAACAATGCCCGACAAATACATTTTGTCTTGTGCTTTCTTGCTTCTTACGATTGCACCATTCTTGCTATCGTAAACTTTCTCGTGCCAATTACTTTTGGCTTGAAAATCGGCTTCTTTGCCCTCACGAACACGCTGATTGTTTACTGCATTTTGGTACACAGCATTAAGCAAAAACTTGTAGTTTACAAGTTTGGTAACATTCGCCTTACGCAAAGGATTACCTGTTTTTACCATGTCTTGTTCAACATTGGCAATGATTGTTGCGAAGGTGGCACTTCCGCCATCGTTAATCGCATTGAAGATGATTTGTTCTTTGTTCATATTGTATCGTTTTTTGATGATGCAAATATAAGTGCAATAAATTTAACTTGCAAATTTTACTGCAAAAAAATTAAAATTATTCTTCAAGCAATTCCGTAACCTCAAATTCCTTTTCCTCAATCATCTTCAACAAACAAATAAGTTGGTCGGTTGAAAGGTCTTGCAAAGAAATGGTGTCCATATCGTGTCCACTATCAATAAACACTCGTTCATCAAGTGTAACCCCACCAATAACCTCGTTCATTTGGTCATCAATGTAGTTAAAGATAATACCACCATGCAGGTTTATCTCTTGTGCGTTGTTGCATATCATTTCGGTCTTAATATCCTCAATGATTTCCTTTCGTTGCAATTCAATGCGAAGATTGTGTCGGTATGATTTATCTTTGTTCATAGGTTTGTTTTTGATGATGCAAATATAAGTGCAATAAATTTAACTCGCAAGTTAAACTTCGATTTCACCACTTTTTATTTTCTCGTCAATCAGTTGTTCATACTCGGTTTGTATTTCCTTTGAACACTGGCTAACTTGGATCGCGACAAACTCACCATGAGGTAAACCCTCAAGTGCGTCATCAACGCTTCCCGCAAAAAACAATTTGTTATCGGACTTCCAACGCAAGGGTTGGTCTGTTCCTCTTTCAAACACCAAATAGGTGTTTTCCTTTTTGTATATGTTGTTCATACGCTTGGCGTTCTTCTTTGATTTTTATGAGAGTATTCAACTTGTTCTTTGCACATTCAATCGCTTCTTTCTTCGCACCCTTGTATTCAATAACCCACATTAAGTTTGCTTCTTCTTGGTGAAAGTTATTTGAACTCAAATTTCGCAACCAATAGTCATAGTTTGAATACATACTCATAGCGTTATAGTTTAGTTAATATACGAAAGATAAGGGCAATAAAATGTAGTGTTATTACCAACACTCCAAATATCACAACAAAGTAATAAAAGTAATCGTGTGCTGTCCTTTTCAATTTCATAATACAAAGATAAGTGAATTAAATTTAATGTGCAAATTTACAAGTGAGTAACATGCCCACAATTTAAGCATTCAATATAAGGTTTTCCACCTTGTGCAACAATAACACTTTCTTTGGGAAACAACCACCATTCATTCTCGCCACATTGTTCACATTCTGCATTCTCACTCCCCATTCTCTCGGTCATTGTCATTTGTCCCTTTCCTTTCAAATGTGGGTACACCAGGTCAAGTACATTTCCATTCACTTCTTGAAGGACTGCTTGATAAAATTTCGGTTTGCTCATACTCGTTTTGTTTTTGATAGTTCAAAGATAAGTGAATTAAATTTAATATGCAAATAAAAAGGGGACTTTCGCCCCCTTTTTTTACCCACAGTTTTATGGTTTAATCATCACTATCACTATACTCGTAAACCTCACAATCAACATACAACTTCACATACAACTTGCCCTCTTGTTCAACAACCTCTAAACCATTCTCGCCCTCATCTTCTGCCGTATTGTAGTTTACGCTATCATCAGTAATTTCGCCCTTGTGTTCGGGTGTCCAATCGTTTGCACAATCTTGGAAACTTTCGTGCAACTGCTCAATCATTTGTTCGTTTTCTTCGGTAAGAATGAAATCCTTTTTGTAGTCAGTATTCTTTCCGTTCCAATTAGTGTGCGACATACCACCAATGTATTCAGTTAGAAAGTCGGCTTGTTCCTTTGTAACCTCACAAAGTACATTACCACTATACCTTTCGCACCACTCCGATTGAGCCGATTTTGAGTAAGTGAAATCATCTTCTTCATCACTCAATTCAATACGGACAATACCACTTTCGCCCATATAGTGTCCGTCAGACGCTTCATAAAACTGAACTTGGTTGTAAACCTCATTGTCAAAGTAGTCAGTTAAACCACTTTCATCATTCACAATCTCGCCCTTTTTATCGTGGAACAAAAGGTTTGTGTCATTCATACTATCGCCACCACAACTGAAATGAAATTCAGCGAAAGCGATTTTTTGGGCTTTCCATTTTTCAATAATTTCTTGCATATCGTTTTTGTTTTTGATTGGTACAAAGATAAATGAAATAAATTTAACTTGCAAGTTCTTCGTTCTCTTTTCTTAATTTATCCAAGAAAACATTTGCAGTTTCAATACTTTCGGGGTTGTCCACCAACTTAACCCCATTGTGTATCCAATCGGGCAAATCAAAGTGTTTAAGATAGTCCTGTGCAGTCGGCACAAACTTCATACGGAAATCTTCCAAGATATGCAACATAGCAATATCAATCGTGTCTACACTTCTACCACTTGAATTGGTTATATTGTAACCAAACACCTTTGGAATGATTGTGTAAGCAAACCAAGTATTGTGTGTTAATACCCTTGCTGAATTGTTGTTCATAGTCGCTTTCGGACTATCAATAAGTTCGTGGATAGCCAAGTAATCTTCCACTTTACCACCCCAACGCTTAACGCTGGACTTTGAATGAATTAACGGATTAGCCATATTGTTTTGTTTTTTGATATTGCAAATGTAAGTGTAATAAATTTAACTCGCAAATTTTAACACAAAAAAAGGGGGAAATTTCTTTCCACCCTCTTTTCTTTATCAAATAAACAAACAAAATCCTCAATCCCAAATTCGTGTAACTTGTTGGCTGAATGGGTTGTACTCAACTTGTTTACCCATTTTCCAATCCCCTTTGTCCACTAACAAGGTTTTGTGTTCGTTACTCCACGCACCATTCGGTTTTTCGTGTTTCAGTTCACTATCCTCTTTGACAAGGACTTCGGGGAAATCGGTTTTCTCTTGCAAGTCCATAGCGAAATTGCCATAGAGTGTGTGTTGGTTTGTTCCCTCGCCCACCAACAAAGTGTGCTTTGTTAAACTCTTTTTCATATCATTTATGTTTTTGATTGGTACAAAGATAAGTATAATTTTTTTAATGTGCAAGTATTTTTTTAACTTTCTGCAACAAGTAATGTTTTGTACTCTTTCTCGGTCAAGTGTCTTGCACTACCCAAAGATTGGTATTTACCCTTTGGTTTAATCATAATACAATCCCCTTGTCGGATAATCTTCTCAATCTTACCCATTGGAATATCGGTTTGGATAGTCCACGCAATACATTGTATAGCGTTTACTTTCTTTTTGTCAAACTTCCACATATCCCCCAAATCGTTTGTGCGATATACGGACTGCAAATCAACCCAAATAAGATATTCTCTATCGGTGCTTGTATCTTTGCAACGGACATAATGACAACTTTCCATACCCCTACCATTCAACCCCTCGTTAAAATAACTACCCTCAACCTCGTACAATTCATAAGTATCGTTAAACTTGTGTTCAACCAATTTACCATTGGTATCAACCCAAGTGGTTGATTTTTTGAGTGTTTTTTTGGATAACAATTTTGGGTTTACATCAGCGACAATTTTGTCCAAACCCAAATGTAAAACACCAATTCGCCTTTGTTCAAGGTTGTTTAATCGTGCAATCTCATTGAAAGACAAGGGAACAATATCGTTCCAAAAATCTTCAAGTTGTTCCATTGGACAATCCTCTTTGTGTTTCAGTTTTAGAACACGACACCCCAAGTCAAAGGGGAACTCTACATTGTTGATTACTAATTTCATATTGTTTCGTTTTTGATAGTGCAAATGTAAGTGTAATAAATTTAACTTGCAAGTATTCACAAAAAATAATTTGAAATACTTTTCTTTTCTCTGGCAATCAAGTTAAAAAGAAAAAGGGGACTTTCGCCCCCTTATCTTGTTCATACTTTTAGTTATTCCAACAAGCGTTGAAAAATTCAAGGTAATCTTCTTTGCGACCATAGGTTTTTCCGTTAAAGTCGCGTTTCTTCATACCCCTTTTAATACATTCAATAAACTTGTTTTGGCTCTTGTAGTATTTCTCAACTCCCAAGTTACCCATAAAGTTAATCAACCCCGTTGTCGCATATTGACTGCGAACAAACCCCGTTGCATTGTAGAAGAAATCAATCGCATTGATACGCTTAATTGCTTCTTGCATATCAACAACTTTGAAACTCCCGTTTATGATTTGCTTCTTTGCCAAAGCGGTGGTTGAATTTGTGAGCAAAGCGGCAATCGTTGTGTGGGTGAGAGAGAAATCCTCCGTTAATTGACTAATAACTTTTACATCTTTGTTGAAATCCGACCAACCACAAATAAAGTCGGATATACCCCAATTACGAGAACTGCTATTTAATTTCGTTACAACAATCAACGCTTCCTTTTCGTCTTTCACCTCAATAAGTTTGCAACGAATAGGTAATTCAACACCCTTTAAGGCGGTGGTTAAATGTTGTCCATCAGCCACATTGTAAGACATACCGATTTTAACAACAACCACATCACGAAGAACTGCACCTAATTGTGTAACGCTTGAAGCCATTTTTTGGACATGAGAAGGTGATACTTTTCGGTTAAACTTTAATAGTTTTAACAACTCATAATTAGTTGTTTCAACAATCGCAGGGTAACAAATTACATTACCATTCACATCATACTCAATCGTTTCTTTGAGTAAGGTTTTGAACGCAAAATTCCTTGAATTTTTACGCCCGATTTTCTCTGTTTTTTTCATAAAGAATTATTTTTTGTTTTTGATTGGTGCAAATATGAGTGTAATTTTTTTAACTCGCAAATTTTATCACAAAAAAATTTAAAAAACTTTTCAAACCTGGTGGATCCATAAAAAGAAAGGGGCAATGTTTCCACCGCCCCCTATTGTTGTAATCAAAAAACGCAACAATATATTATTCTGTAAGGTCAAAAATGAACTCTGTATATCCTTTCGGTATTCTATTTCCAACCGAAATTGAATGACGAGCCCAAACTCCAACCTGCCCTCTTTCATCCCCTCTAAAATCTCCACCGCCTCGCCCGTTGCCCTCGCAAGTTAGCAAAGGTAAAGGGTGAATTGTGAACGGCCACTTTTTCCCGTTCTTATCTTCCCAATAATCGCTAACGGGTACTTTTGTTTTATCAACATACTGCTTTTTGGTATGGTTGATAATGTACTGATACCTTGAACGATTAACACGGGTAGGTGCGAGCTCGTTATCATCATCGCAAAGGTCGTAAAGATTAACCTCTCTAACTTTCCCCTCTTCGTCTTGGTGAGTTAAACCTTTTTCCCCGTCTGCATAATCACCAGCCCAAACTACACGGGCTTTGTTAAACTTTCCTCTCGGTGATAACAACTTTTCAAAAGTGTTCACAAAATCGTTACGCATCCACGAGTGCTCCATAAGTTTGAGCCCGTTGTTGTACTTGTGTGAATACATCCACCCTAAGACCGTTTCTTTTTCATCATCGCCCGTCTTTTCAGCGAGAATACAAGGTTTGTAATACTGTCCCATATCTGTTTTGATTTATGAATACAAAGGTAAGTGTAATTTTTTTAATGTGCAAATTTTAATTCAATAATTTTATCCAACCTTGTGAGTGTGCTTCATTTATAAGATACTCATCACTAACACTATTATAGTTCTCATCACCTTGGGAACGCAAAAACTCTACCATTGCTTCATCACCTTTATAGGTAATCCCTGTGTTATTGTCTATCCAAATGTTCATCATTGCCACCCTTGTTTTATTATTACATTTTTTTTACCCTGTTTAATCCAGTGTTCAAACCATTCGCCCCATTCACCTCTCCTGTGTCGGTAAACGCAAATGTATTCATCAAAACTATCGTTCATAAATGCATTCATACGCTTCTTAACTTCTGCGTATGTATTCACCCTCAAAGAAACATCTTTTCCTTGTTGGTTTCTATAACTCACCGAAGGTTTAAATGCTTTTGCCATATTACTTCCACAAATTTTCGTAAGACATCAATGAAGCGGTAATCCTTTCAATAAACAAATCACCCCACTCAACATCACTCATCGTTCCGATACCCTTTTGGTTTTTGTAATCTTTCAAATCATTGTTCATTTCAAACAAAATAGTTTTACAAGCAATTAACCTTTCGGGTATTTCAAAATCGGTGCTTTCGTTACTCTCTCTGCGATAATACTCCGCAATGTTGATAACCTCATCAACCAATTGTTCATCGGACATCTTCGCATACTTAACCATATCTTGCGGTGTTTCGATTTCATCCCCCGCCATATCCACAATGGCGTCTATTAGTTTTTCTCTCATTGTTTGTTTCATAGTACAAAGATAAGTGTAATAAATTTAATGTGCAAATTTTTTTACAAAAAAAAGGGATAATTTCTTATCCCCTTTGTATTCAATCGTTACGGATTAATAAGCGTATTCAACTTCCCAACCCGCATTTGTTTTCTTCTTCTGCAAGAAAGGTTTAAGGTCTTTAATGAACTTCTTTTCCGCCTCGCTATCAAAGAATGAACCCAAAGCACTCTTAACCACTTCAAGTATCGGTGTGTTGGTTGTTGTATCAGCGAATGTGCAATACAAATCAGCACTCCAATCTTTTGGTATTGAGCCGTGTTCTTGGTGTGATACCTTTGCTTTCTTCAAACCTCTCTCAATACGAACAATCGGTGTTTCGTAAATGTCGGTCATATCATCGTACCAATCAATTTCGCTGAATGATACTGACATTGACAACAACTTTTTGGTCTTGATTGACTTCCAAAAGTTTTCAACTTCCTCAGCAATTCGTTTCTCGTTCACATACAACTGCGACTTGCGTGATGAACCCGAATAGTCCGAACTGATACATAAACGGATTTTGTTTTCATTCAATCGGTTCACGCTAACCGAAAGCGACTCCTTGGTGAAAAGATTTTTTATCATATCTTGTTTTGTTTTTGTTGATGCAAAGATAAGTACAATAAATTTAATGTGCAAATTTTAAGATAAAAAAAAGGGGAATTTCTTCCCCTTTCTTTTCAATGTTTTATTACTCAACCACTTCTTCTTCTTTTGTTTCAATGTTGCTGAACAACTCTCCGATGTCGTGTGTGATTGCATTCACATAATGTGATGCATCAAAATCGGCATCATCAATCTCAATCTCGTTTCCGTTGGTAATTCGGAATGTAGTGCGGTATCCACTGATTTCAATATCACTTGGATCCGCTTCCTCAACGATCGCGATAACTCTTTCGCGTAACTCGTTAAGGTCTACCGAACTTTCACCCTCAACCTTGTTAATAAGATTGATGACATCTTCCTTTGTGAACAATGAACCTGCGGACTCGTTCACTAACTTAATAACTTCATTTTTTTTCATAGGTATTATATGTTTTTGATTATGATACAAATATAAGTGCAATAAATTTAATGTGCAAATTTTAACCCAAAAACTTTGGGTTTAATTTGAACTCCAATTTGTATGTAGGGTTATAGCGACCACCCGAACAAAAACCGCAAGAAGATGTATTGCGTGTTGCTCTATGTTTCTTATGAGTATGACCACAACCCGAACAAACTGCAATATAGCGTGATTCGGGCGTTGTAACACTCTTACCACTATAACATCTATCGCCTGAGCAACCAATTTCTTGTGCTTTGGCTTTCCATACTCTATCGTGGTGATGACCTGGTGTGAGGGCGTGTGCAATCTCGTGTAGGATTGTATTTCTAACTTCTTTTTCATCGTTCAAATGTGTTAAATACTTTGATAATGTAATTACCTTTGCTCGGTACTTGCAACAACCAAATCTGCGTCTTGCGTTGTCAAAGGTGAAACGCCAACCTTGTTGTTTGATACCATGCTTTTGCATGAGTTCGTTTGCGAGTGTTTGTGCTTTGTATAAGTCCATTGCTTTGTTTTTTGATGATGCAAATATAAGTGTGATAAATTTAACTTGCAAATTTTACTGTAAAAAAAATTTTTTTGTAAAAAAGTTTGCGGGTTAAAAATATTGTATGTACATTTGTATTACAAAACAATTAAAATGGATTTAAATCAAAAATCATCAGCAGACCACATTATCGAACATCTATTAGCTATTGATGTGGATGGGGAAACAATGGAATATATCATCAATGGGGTTTGTATGGATGAACAGGTATTCAGACAATTATTTCTTAAAGCATCGCTCTCGCAAATTAATCAGTTGATGGATGTAAAAAAGTTTGCGGGTTAAAAATATTGTATGTACATTCGCAACATGAAAACAAAAGACATAAACACGAGTATCGGTCTGTCAATCTATAAAGGTGATTGGGACGGGGCTGAATGGACGATAACGGGCTTTCCCAAAGCCGAGGTCATCGGACATAAATATGAAAGTGCATACGATTTCGAAGAAGCCGTTAAACGCAATGTGAATTGTAGCGGTATTAAGTTTGATAGTGAGATGTGCCAGTTCTTTGCATACGCCAAAACCAAAGCAAGGTTGGTTAGTTTCGCGAAGCAAATTGAGAAGCACTACGCTAAAGCGAATGAGTTGAAAGAAAAAATGTTTTAATACTTGCACATTAAATTTATTTCATTTACATTTGCCTCCAAATCAAAAACGCAATGGAAGATATTATTAAAATCAACAAGTTGGAACTCGCAAGTGAGTTAGCCAACGAAGCCACAAAGGATGAGATGTTCTCAAAGGGTCTTATCGTGGATGAGGATGAAATGTATCGTGAGGACAATGGTTGCTCAATCTATACAGAGGAAGCACAAGACATCTTCAACGATTACTACGATTATTTCTTAACCAAGATTGAGGAGGTTGCGATATGAGTAAGGTAGCAAAACTGGTTACAATATCCCTGATGACAAGAGTCATCGTGGATGAGAATGCAAGTGAGGAAGAGATTTTGAATTCTGCCAGACCTAAATTCATTCAGAAGGTTCAGGAAGAACTGAATGAAAACATCGAGGAAATTTGGTACGACAATGAATGTCCCTACGACCCTGAATTCGACAATTAAAATCTTTTTGTATTCAAATTTGCACATTAAAAAAATTATACTTATCTTTGCTGTATGGAAAAATCAATGAGAACAGCGGCTGTATGTTCAAACTACGCCCTGAAAATAAAAGAAGCCCTTGTTCAAATGGCTGTTGAGGATAAACTCCCAATGGATATGACCACTTTGAATACGGATGAATTCGAAAACATTCTCGAACCGCTTGTTCGCAAGGTTGTCCGTGACGAGGACGAGAATGCAATCCCTGAGAGCATTCAGGTTGGTGTTTACTACTATGAGGATGATGAAACAGGGAAGCCTGTGTTTGATACTGATAGTATGATGGATGAATTCGAAAATGAGTTGAAAAAACTTGAAGACAAGTTTGCGAGTTAAATTAAATTCACTTATATTTGCATAACACAATGACAAACTATACTGATTTCAATGAAGAGGTTGGCAAGATTCGGGTGAGGCTAGCCCAACAAACCGAAGCTTTACTTAAGCCCGCGATTCCGCCAGCCATTTACAACTGCAAGAACGAAGGCATTGCCATATCGACAGCAGAAGGTACGATGAAAGTTGAAACCATTGGTTACGACAACGGCGGAGTATTCGTTAAAACCGAAACAGGTGAGGTATGGGATTACATGGATTTGGACACTGATGATATGGTCGCGATTTACGAGCATGTTTGGTACCAAATTAATTCCGCACCTATGAGGTGAGTCTTTGTGTGATGTTTTGTTTTGATGATGAAGAGGAGACCTAGTGTCTCCTTTTCTGATTATACCAGGATCAACAGCAAAAAAAGTTGATTTCAGATTTGCACATTAAATTTAATTCATTTATATTTGCATTCAAAACAAAACGAAATGGCTAAACCAAAATTTTACGAGTGTGTGATTTCATTTACATACGAAGCGGAGAACCCAACAGACGCCGCGAGGCAGTTTATCGCAAACATTCAGAACAATCCAAACTGGAATGTACTGGTGAAAGATTGTGAGAACTTTGAGAACACCTTTAATGTTGATACGGAAACAGGTGAGTGTGAAACCAATTCAATCGAGGATTATGACGACCTGTAAAGCCCTGACAGCACATATTGTTGAAGAAGGAAACCTGATCGACAGGTGGCCCTGTGATGTTAACGAAGAGAATGAGATGCAATCAAACGGGTCTCAGGAATTTCTTTATGAATATAACGGGAACAAGTACTGTGTCTGGATGGACTGGAACGACAATCCAATCCTACCTGGTGAAATTTTATCACCAATTCCTGAATAAAATTTGCAGGTTAAAAAAATTATACTTATATTTGCATCATTAAATCAAAACAAATATGTCAAAGCCCACAGCAAAAGAAACGGTAGAAACCGTAACCAATTACCTGAACAGTTTCTCGAGCAAAGAGAAGGAATTCATTGAGGAAATGAACAGGGAACATCGCACACTTCAACAGTCATTCACAAAACTATGTCTGGCATGGCTTGAGAACTGCGCCAATGAAGAATATCGTTTTGATGGAAGGAATGAAGCGAGTCACACTGTATCGAAGGAACTCGTTGAGAACTTCAAGTGGAACAAGGATGGTTTCAAACCATCTGAATTCTTACCCTGTATATAAAAAAAAGAGGGGACTTTTACATCCCCTCATTTTTTATTGTACCGAGTCTGTGGTTGTGGAAACATTCGTAGTGTCTACGCTTGTGGTATCGGTAACAACAGCGGTTGAGTCCGTAGCTGTTGTTGACTCGGTGGATTCCGATCCGCAAGATACAACTGTCAACATTGAAGCGACAATTGCAAGTGTCATGAGAATTCTTTTCATGTCCACAATATTAAACAAAAAATAGATAAATGTCAAGCAAATTAGACAAAAAAAAATTTGCAGGTTAAAAAAATTACATTTACATTTGTATTCAAAATCAAAAGCAATGAAATATAAACAGCAAGCTCCAATTGATGATTGGTCAGACATCGACAAGTGCATCAAGAATTCTGAAATCAACCTGAAACATTTACAGGACATTGACAAAGCTCAGGAAGCCAAAGGTGAACCCTTACTTTACCGTTACTTTTACAGGCCTGTCGCTGACGGTCGAGCTTGGTATCAGGTGACGAAGGTTACATCTAGAACAGCTACCGTCACATGGTGCGCAGGGATTTGTCTTGACGACTATGTTGATATGATGTTGGGTGAGGAAGCTACGATATCTCGCGGCATGATTGAGAACATGGTGAATGGAAGAATTGCACTTGAAAAATTATTTGCACATTAAATTTTTTCCATTTATATTTGTATTCATAAATCAAAAACAAAATATATGCACAAAGGAGTAATCTTATTAGTAAAAGCGGATGACCGCGATGACGCCATTGGCCAAGCCAACGAGTTTCTTGACCACTATGGGGATGGCGATGTATGGGATTGGTTCGTAATCGGTGGCCGTTGGAGCGGTAACCTGAACACCCTATCGAAAACTTTCTACGAGAAAGCAAAGGTTCTTTTCGAACAAGCATATCCAAATGAGGATAGCCCATTCTTGTCAACCAAAATGGTTGAGGAGCAAGCACAGGGTTTGCAAGAGATTTGGGAAAGCATTGGCGGGAAAGGTCAGAACCCATATTCTCGCAGCAGTTATATCAGTGACGGATTTGAGGATGATTGTCTCCCGTTGACTGATTGCATTCCCGTCATTCAGGATTGGAAGAAAGATATGGTGGCGGAGGCTGAAACCATTTGGAATAAAATGATTGAGGCCAAGAAAGATAGTGCGGACAAGTACGATATGTCAGGGTACTACGCAGGTATCTATCGTGACTTAAAGTATGATAATTTCTCTTTCGAGAGTAATGTCTACGATGTCGTCAATCACACGAACGACCCCTCGCAGGCTTTGGAGAACCCCGAGCAGTGGTGGGCGGTTCAAATTGATATGCACAATTAATATTCCTCTTATCATTCCACAAAGGGGAGGTTTTTAAAATCTCCCTTTTTTTTTATCACATTTGTAAAATCAATTAATAACAGAGCATATGTCTAAGTCAGTAAAAGTAAAAATCACGAAGAGTACATTCAAGTATGTAAGCAAACCAACAACTAAACAGGGCCGTGTGCCAAAACCCTCATCCAAAAAAAGATAGATTCACATTTGCAAGTTAAAAAAATTATACTTATCTTTGTCCCAATCAAAACAAAATAATATGGAACTTTTAGTTGGAACCAACCTTGAGGTTATGAGTAGGACAATTTACATCGCCGTTGATGTACAATTTGACAAGAACGGTGAAACCTACGAGGCTAATCTCACCTGTTGTTTATCGGAAGATATAAACATTGGATTTGATTCCTGGGATATCACAATTGCAAACGAGGAAGAACTTCCTGAGTTAACGGCGGAAGAAACTGAGCAACTTAAAGAATTTGCAAAAAAATATGCCCAAGTACTTGCAAATTAAATTTATTACACTTATATTTGTAACCTAAATCAAAACAATATGTCAAAAGTATTCAAAGTAACTTCAGGTACAATGGTGTGTTCCGACCCTTGTTACGAAATCCCGACTTGGTGTCAGGGTATCGTGAGTAATGTGAAAAACGGAAATTGGGAAGCGGGTATTGAAACTTCCGATGAAGGCTCTTGGGGTGAGCGTATCGCTCGTCTTTGGGTTTACAACTTGGAAGCGGCTATCAAAGACCCAAGTATAGTTAAAGCCATTGAGAATGGTGGTGGACACGAAATGCCTTTCAGTGCGGGTGTTGATAGTGGTCAGTTCGGTTTCTTCGACCACGCCAACTATCGCAAAGATGATAGTGCGAAAGATTTACCACAATACGACTTCGGTGGTGACTTTGGAATGGGTACTAACGAGGGTGATGCTTGGTATGGTGCTTGTTGTCATTTAACACTTGGTGAAGAAAATTGGGGTGTCCTACCAAATGGTGTTGTTTCTTCTTCAGGATATGGTGATGGCTCTTATGCAGTCACAGGTATCAAGAACGATGAGGGTGAGTATGTTGCGTTCTGCATTGTCTTTATCGGTAACGATGATGAGGAGGATAACGATGATTTGGATTGGGGTGATTGGAACGAAACTACCGATGAGGATTAAATTGGGTTTTTAGGTTGGAGCCTCCTGATCAATTCAGGGGGCTTTTTTTTTCTTAAAAAATTTGCATATTAAATTTATTTCATTTATCTTTGCATTCATAAAATCAAAAACAAAATGAATATTTTACCAAAATCAATTACTGACCGAGTGTCAATCAAGAATGTGAAAGAAAACTTCGGACACGACTTGGGTGGTTTCTTCTGCGACATCTACTTCGACAACAAGAAAGTAGGTTACCTGAACAATGATGGTTGGGGTGGTTGCCCTGACATTCGTACCTATGGTTTCGATGCAAAGCACAAAGCGATGATGAAATCATTTGAGGACTTCCTGACCGAGCAGAACTTCGCCCAGTTTGTTGCTGATGATTACAACAAACCGCACCCGCAAATGCCCAATGGTAAGAATGATTGGGTTGCTGATGATTTCAGGTTTGACAGCCAAGTTGAATTCCTTTGTGAACGCCTGAACTTTATGAAAAGTATTGAACGCCAAACAAAGAAAGCAATCCTTTATGGTAACCCTCGTTCAACCAATTACAAGATAGTATCTTGGAAAGGTGCAAAGACACTTGAAGATGTTGTGAAGAGTATCGGTAATGCTCGTTTCAAGGTTGTTGTTGATGGTATCAAAGCCAAACTTGTTGAGGGGGAAATGATTTACAACACAAACCTCGAAAAGTTTTTGCAATAAAATTTGCACATTAAATTTATTTCACTTATCTTTGTACCAACAAAATCAAAAAACATATGGGATATTCAACCGATTTCTTTGGCTCATTGTCTTTGAGCCGACCAGCGACCATCGTAGAGAAGAACTACTTGGATAAACTCGCTGACACTCGCAGAATGAAACGCGATGTTAACAAACTCATGGAACTCTACAAAGGGGAACATGGCAATCCATTTGCTAAAGACAAGAACAACCCTGACGATATCTATGGTTTCAAAGGGGAATACTTTGTTGGGGCAGATGGTTTCAAGGGTCAGAATGGCGATGATAGTGTTATCGACCACAACAGCGCCAGTGGCGAGATTGGATGGGGAGAATACAAAGGCGATTGGGTTTTGCGTGATAAATTACAAACCGAACTCAACGCTGATAAAATCAAACAGCCAGGTCTTTGGTTGCAATGGGTGCTTAACGAGGATGGTACTGAACTATCATGGGATGGTAACGAAAAGTTTTACCACTACACCGAATGGTTGCAGTATCTTATCGCCCATTTCTTTGAGCCATGGGGTATCAAACTCAATGGCGAGATTGAATGGGTTGGCGAGGACAGCAATGACCGAGGAAAGATTGTTGTGTCCGACAACCATGTTGAAATTCTTGACGCTGTTATAGGATATCAGAAGAGGGGTTAATCCCCTCTTTTCCTGAATTCTGGATCGGATCAAAAAAAAATGTAAAAAAGTTTGCGTATTAAATTTATTCCACTTATCTTTGTATCATAATTAAAAACCAAAATAAAATGTACGAACTCGAAAAAATCAAAGAACTTGCACCTGCGGCTTTCCGTATGCCTGAAGACGGTGCTCAGGACGGTGTGTCAAAGCACTACCAATTCATGACCACCGCTGAAATCATTGACGGTCTTGGTGGAATGGGTTGGGATGTTCACTCGGCTATGCAACAAAAGTCGAAGAAGAACCCTGAAACCACAAAGCACATGTTGCGCTTCCGTAATGACAACTACGGTTCACTGGGTGTTAAGGGGAATGTTCCTGAAATCCTGTTAGTGAATTCTCACGACCGCACAACCTCATTGAACTTTCATGTGGGTATCTTCCGCATCATCTGTTCGAACGGCTTGGTGGTTGCTGATGAAACATTCAACAAGTTCCGTATTCGTCACATGGGTACAACATTCGATGAGGTTAAGGGATTAATCAACAACATCACTGAGAACCTACCAACTGTGTTCAATACAATCAACCGCTTCGAGGGTGTGATTATGAGTGAGGAGGCACAAACCGAGTTCGCTATGCGAGCATTCGCTATCCGCTTCCCTGAGTACATCAACCCAAAGACAAACGCTTTGGACACCAAGAAAGTAATGAAGAATGTATCAGTTGATGAAATCCTGAAAGCAGTTCGTCCTGAGGACAATGGCCCTGACTTGTGGAGAGTTTACAACCGAGTTCAGGAGAAACTCATCAAGGGTGGCTTCCAACATCAAGGCGAGGGGCAGAAGCCTCGTGCTTCACGCCCTATCAGCAACATTCGTATGAATGTCCTGATTAACAAAGGCCTGTGGAACTTGGCGGAGGAGTTCGCTAACTAACTCACAATACACTTGAAAGAAAGGGGGAAGAAATTCCCTCTTTTTTTTTGCACATTAAATTTAATTTACTTATCTTTGTTATCGAAATCAAAAACAATAATATGAAGTTACTTAATTTTGTGATGGTCGCCAAACACCTGACAGGTGACAGCGAAGTTTATTTCTTTCCTACAAAGGAGGAAGCAAGAACATTCTACAACAACAGAGTTAAACCGCTGTTGGATATTTGTATGAAGAACGAATTGGAGGAAGATGAGGCGTACTCATTCGGACAAACCAAAGATTGTGTTCGTTTCGATTGTGGTTACGATGAGGAACTTGATGCGATGCTTAACGAGTGTAATCATTACTATCGTGTGGACAGCGTTGAAGTTCCTGAAAATGTTACACACTATGTGGCTGACTTTTCCGAGTGGGTTGATGAGAGTGTTATCGAGTTCCACACCGAACAACAGGCAAAGGAAGTTTGGAACGATAAGATTGATGAGGAAATCAGGTTGGCTTCCGAGTATCATGGGATTGAGATTAGCAGACATCACCAAGAAACTTGGGAAGATAAATCAGGTATGACCTTGTTTCAGGAAACACATTACAGCGATATGTATTCCGATGCTTACTTTGGTCATTCAATGGATATGACTTGGACATTCAGGATTGGACAAATAAATTAATCTTATGGCGATAAAAATCATTTACTACTCGGAGGTTATAGATAACTGGGGTAGAACAGAAAGTTCAATGAAAGGTGATATCATCTTCGCGGCCCTGAACAATGTTGAGGACTGGACTGACGATATGATGTTCGAGGGTGATGACGGTCGCAAGTATTCAATAGATGAGCTTGCAGGTAAAGAAGTTTGTGTACCAGACATCGGGATATTCACCGTACCAGAAGAAGAATAATTAACGGGGCTTAAAAGCCCCTTTATTTTTTTATCTGGGACGTTATATTTATCATGGATGGTGAAGTCCCAGATTTTAAATGAGAGATCTTTTGATATAACAGACGGTGAACGATATTTAATTGTCGTGATCACCCCAGATAGATCGTACTCAGTTTTCACCAGAAAGTACCAGAGCAAACCAGTTGTCTCTGTGGAATTCAAAGAAGCAAAACTTTATAAGGAGCTGAAGACAGCTCAGAATGTTGTGAAGGAAATCTTCCAGAACAATGAACACTACCAGGAATCTGTAATAAAGATATTCCAGGTGAAGGATCTATTCGAACCCAGATATTTTGTACAGTATATTAAAAAAGCTTACATGAATTCTCCTGAGCTTAAGTGTTACATCGACTGGTACGTGATCGGCGAGAACCAGGTTGATACTTATCTGGATTACAGCGAAGCTCAAAAACATCTGGACAAATACAAACGCGATCTACTTGAATTCTATTACAGCCAGATCATGAACATCAGGAGCTTCGACTTAAAAAAAATATAAAAAAAAACGGCTCCATTTCTGGAACCGTCTCTTCACCACTAAATCAAAAACAAAAATCAATACTGGTAGTATGTGTATTCAATTGTGTCCCCCACCCTGTAACGGGCATGTTGAGGATCAACTGTAACTGGAGCTGTGCTGTCCCAGAATTCATATCGGTAGCGCTTCTTGTAATTCAGTGTTGTTGGATCGTACTGTTCGATCGTGTCAACTTTCTTAATCACATGTGGCACCACATGAATTGACTTCGGTGGTCTCTGGACACACCCTGTCACCAGGACAGTGAATACAAATATTAGTTTACGCACCTTTGGTAAATACATCTGGGTTTTCAAAATCAGTTTCAGTATCCAGAAACATGAATGAATCCTCCAACTCCTCATCGGTGAGTTTAACATCTTCCGACAAAGAATTCAGAAAGTCCATTGCTTCCCGTTTGCTGTTGAAATACTTGTAGTCTGTGTTGTCCTCATTCATAAGGTACTCCAAACCATTTAACGATATGCCCTCAATGGGTCTTCCAATTATTATCATATGACAAAGGTAATTTAAATTTATTTAATATGCAAGAAACTGGGGAAGTTTTTTTCTCCCCCAGTTAATTTTATTACATTATTCCCAAGGTGTATCAAAGTTATCGAATGGGTTTTCTGGGAAGCAAGAGTTCTCATCATTCCATTCTTCTTCCGAAATTACATTTCCGTCCTCACCAACATAAACTCTTTGTTCAACATTGTAGTTATATACAACGCCATCCAAAACATATTCTGGTTCACCCTCCGCTAACATAAGTTCACCATCCTCGCTGTAAGCACAACCCGCGAACCAGTTTCCAGTTTCCATAAACACCAGTTTGAAGTTCAAGTTCGGAAACATTTTGATAACTTTTCCCAACCAGTTGATTGGTGGCGACCAGGCGGAGTTGAAGTTAATTGTAATATAGTTTTCGTTATCTGTATCGAAACCCATTTCCTCTGACGAGCAATCCCACTTTGTTCCCCAGTTCATAACATTCCAGTCGTACCAGTTGTCAGTCCCATACTCTTCAATAAGAGCCTCTCGCTTCTCTTCTGTACCATTGGCACATTCAATTAGTTCTGGAATTTCAATTGGTATCTTTGCTTCATTCAATTGGTTGTTGATGAAGTCCCTGTCGGTTTTGTCTGTGGTCTCCAGAAGTTTTTTCTCCAGATCAGCGATCAACTCTTGTTGTTTCTCGATACGATTTTTTGCGTGGTTCACATCCCACTCGTTCACCCATTCACAATCACGAGGTGGTGATATGGTTCTGGAAAGTGGTTCTGGTGTCGGTAAGTAGTTCGACATTCTCCAGACAAGTTCTGTTTCACCTGTTTTGCTGTAACGCACAGGTTCTTCGGTAATTCCCATTGCAAGGAATTGTTTGAATTCTTTGGTATCACCCGATACCTCTAAACGATTTTCGCACCAGTTTGGCATAGTATATTGTTTTTGATTTCGAGAGCAAATATACACCATATATTTTTAACTCGCAAACTTTATCACAAAAAACTTTTTTCATTTTTATTTGCACATTAAATTTATTGCACTTATCTTTGTGTCGAAATCAAAAATAAAAATCATGTTTAATCTAGGGTACACGTACAAGAAGCCTACCACACTGTTTGGTACGCAGAATGCAAAGACAAAGAAAGGTGAAAAACTGGGGTATACAACCTATATCCTGTATATGTCACCAGAAAAACAAAACACGCTTGGCAAGAACATTTGCCCGAAAGCCACAGCAGGCTGTTCGAAGTCATGTCTCTTCACAGCGGGTCGTGGCAAGTTTAGCAATGTCATGAAAGGTCGTCTGAATAAGACTGAATACTTTCTTCGTGACAAGGTGAACTTCATGGACGATGTTGTTAAGGAAATTAAAAAGGGTATTAAAAAACATGGTGCGGGTGCAATGTGCGTTCGTCTCAATGGTACCTCTGATATTCCTTACGAGAACATTCCAGTGGGTGGTTTTAAAAATGTCATGGAAATGTTTCCTGATGTGCAATTTTACGATTACACAAAGATCTATTCAAGGTTGACAAAGCAATTGCCTGCGAACTATCACCTTACCTTTTCCAGGGCGGAGACAGAGGACAACCAACGCGAAGCGGACAAAGCACTCGCACTTGGTTTCAATGTCGCTGTTGTTTTCGCTGTTAAGGACGAGACAGAACTTCCCGCTGAATACAACAATGCAAAGGTTATCAATGGTGACGAGCACGATCTTACTTTCTTACATGGCAATGGTGTTGTCGTGGGGTTGAAAGCAAAGGGTGAAGCAAAGAAAGATGATACAGGTTTCGTAGTAAGGGGTTGTAACTAACCCCTTATTTTTTTTTGCATTCAGACTTGCAAGTTAAATTAAATTCATATACCTTTGTCATATGAAAGCAAAACAAAACAATTATCCAAAGTTTATCATCCGTTGGAACGGTCGATTCCATAAGGGTCTGATAACCGAAGACTTCGTCTTCTACTGTAACTACCAGGAAGGAGATGATAACGGCAATGTTGAGATGTATCGCAGGGTTGAATCTAACCCGCATGACAGGGACAACAGCGGGCTAGAATTGGTATCGAACAATTACTTTGCTAGCGTTGGTCTCTTCGAAGCGCTCGAGGCGGGCGTCTGGGAATACATCTCACCAACCATGAAACTGAATTATAAACTAGCAAAAGAAGCGGGACAATTCGATGAGTAA